TAAAAGGACAATTAGATGGCATTTACAACCTATACTAGCTTTGTAACTACAGTAGAGAGTTACTTAGCACGAACAGACTTGACAACTGTCATACCTGACTTTATTCAGATGGCACAGTTAAGAATGACTCGTGACTTAAGAACAGAAGCTATGTTAAAAGTAGCAACAACTACACCTACAGATAGCAAGGTAGCATTTCCTACTGATTTCTTAGAGTTAAGAGAGATGCACTTTCAAGGTAACCCACCTATTCTGTTAGAGTTCCAAACACCTGACTTGTTTTTCCGTAATGGTCAAACAACATTATCAGGTCGTTCACACTACTTTACAATGTTAGGCACAGAGTTTCAGTTTGCACCTAGTCAAGATACAGATTACACAATTCAAATTTTATACTATGCTCAACCAACATTTATTTCTAGCACAACTTCTAGTAACTTGTTTTTAGCATACTACCCAGACGCTTTACTTTATGCAACATTGGCAGAAGCAGAGCCTTATTTAATGAATGACCCTAGAGTAGCAACATGGTCAGCATTATATGATAGAGCCATTACCAATATTAAGAAGAGTGACTTAGGTCAAACATACGCATACACCACATTAAACGTAACACCAAGATAAAGGAAAAATCATGGCAGAAATGAGTAATTTTTTAGAGAACGCACTTTTAAATGCAACTCTAAATGCAACAACATACACAGCACCAGCTAACATATACGTATCACTATGGACAACAGACCCTACAGATGCAGGTAGTGGTACAGAAGTTAGCACATCTGGTACTGGCTATGCTAGAACAGCAGTATCATTTGCAACAGCATCTGGCACATCTGGTAACGTATTAAATGATGCAGACGTTACTTTTCCAACAGCAACAGCTTCATGGGGAACAGTAGGTTGGATTGGTATTAATGATGCTATAACATCAGGTAACTTACTTTACCATACAGCTTTGGATACATCTAAAACAATTGATACTGGTGACATCTTTAAGATTTCAACAGGCAACCTTTCAGTTACATTAGCTTAAGGATAAACCATGGCGTTAGTCGTCAAGGATAGAGTACAGGAAACTACTGTAACCGTAGGTACTATTGCACTTGTACTTGCAGGTGCAGTATCTGGCTTTCAGTCATTTTCTGTTATAGGTAATGGCAATACTACTTACTACGCTATTGTAGGTGGTACAGAATGGGAAGTAGGTATTGGCACTTATACAGCTTTAGGCACTGTTTTATCTCGTGATACTATATTAGAGTCTAGCAATGGTGGAAGTGCAGTAAACTTTAGTGCAGGTACTAAGAATGTATTTGTTACTTATCCTGCTGAAAAAGGTATTTATTTAGATGCTAGTGGTAACTCTATAGGATTGGGTACACTAGCTTCAGCAACACTTACAAACGCTACAGGATTACCTATATCTACTGGTGTGAGTGGTTTAGGTTCAGGCATTGCAACATTTTTAGCTACACCTTCTAGTGCTAACTTAGCTTCTGCTGTTACAGACGAAACAGGTAGCGGTTCTTTAGTATTCGCTACATCACCCACTTTAGTCACTCCAGCATTAGGTACACCATCTTCAGGAACACTCACAAACTGTACATTTCCTACATTAAATCAAAATACAACAGGTTCATCTGCTACTGTTACTGGAAATGCAACTGGAAGTACATTTGGATTTAACTCTGGTTATGGTTCAGTAGTTACAGCATACGGATGTCGTGCATGGGTAAACTTTAACGGTACAGGCACTCCTGCAATTAGAGCTAGTGGTAATGTGTCCAGTATTACAGATAATGGAACTGGTGATTACACAGTTAACTTTACTACTTCAATGCCAGATGCTAATTATAGCCCAATTGCAACACTAAAACCAACTTCAGGTGCAACTAGCACAAATGGTAAAGTTGTAAATATTCGCTACGATACAAACCTAGCAACTGGCTCTTGTCGTGTATTTTGTAATAGTACAGGCGGTTCTGAAGATATGGATATTGTATCTGTATCAATATTTAGATAAGAGATAACTATGACCAAAAGAATTGTATATCAAAATGACGAAGGTGGAATTAACATTATAGTTCCAGCAGATTGTGGTTTAACTATAGAAGAAATTGCTGTTAAAGATGTGCCAACTAAAAAAGCATATAACATTGTAGACGTATCTGAAATACCAACAGACAGAACATTTAGGAACGCATGGACATGGCAATAATTATTGACATAAATAAAGCTAAAGACATTACTAAAGATAGGTTACGTCAAGAACGTGAACCATTACTATTAGCTCAAGATGTTGCATTTCAACGTGCTTTAGAAGTAAATGCAGACACATCTGCTATTGTTGCTGAAAAACAAAGACTTCGTGATATTACTACATTGGTAGATACAGCAAATACAGTAGAAGATTTAAAAGCATTGAAAGTTAACTAATGGCTAAATTAATACTTAACGGTTCTACTTCAGGTTCAGTAACACTAGACGTACCAGCAGACGAATAAGGAGCAATAAATGTTTGGCATAGCTAGCTTTTCCCAAGCTCCTTTTAGCTCATTAATAGTAAGCGGTAATATAATAACTGCTTCTGCTGCAATTACAGCAGACGCAACCGTAAGTGCATTAGGTACACGCTTTAGAACATCTAACGCAAGCATAAACGCTACTGCAACAGTTACAGTTACCCTAAGCGGCTCATTAGTATTTGGTACAGCAGTTATAAATGGATTTGCAGATGTATCTGCTGTAGCTACAAGAACACAGTTTGGTAGTGGTGCAATATTAGGAACAGCTACAGTATCTGCTACTGGTGGTTCTATTGCATTATCTTCAGCAAGTATCACAGCTACAGGTACAGTAACAGCATTAGGTTCATTACTACAATCTGGTATTGCTTCTATTACTGCCAATGCTACAGTTACAGCTAATGGATTGCGTATAAGGTCAGGTATAGGTTCTATAACAGGAACAGCTACAGTATCTGCACTTGGTGGTTTAATAAATTCAGCTAATGCACAAGTAAATGGCTTTGCTTTAGTTACAGTAAGCCCTAACGCTATATATTCAGCTTTTGCTTATGTAGAAGGCATAGGAACAGTTACTGCTAAAGGTACAAGGCAAGGTGAAGGATGGACACCAGTTACTCCAGGTGCAGAAACATGGACAGACGCAACATCATCTACAGATACATGGTCTGCAATATCAGCTTCTTCAGATACATGGACAACAATTACAGCAGGAACAGAAATTTGGACTGATACAACTCCAAGTACAGACATTTGGTTAAGACAAGGATAAAAGATGGCAAAAACAAAAATTAGTGAATATTCAGCAACCCCAGCAAGTAACACCGACATTAGTAATATTAACATTGCAGAAGGATGCTCACCTGCAAACGTAAATAATGCTATTAGGTCTGTGATGGCTCAACTAAAAGACCAACAAGATGGTACAAGCGGTGACCCATTTACTGTAGCAGGCACACTAACATCTTCAGGCACACTTGCAGTTACAGGTGCATTAACATTAGATGGTGCGGCAGGCACGTCTGGTCAAGTATTAACCTCAGCAGGCTCAGGAACACCTACATGGTCAGCCTCTTTAGTAACAGGTATGATTTTAATGTGGTCAGGTACTATTGCTACTATACCTACTGGTTTTTTACTATGTAACGGTTCTAGTGGCACTCCTGACTTACGAGATAGATTTATTATTGGTGCTACTGCTGATAGTGGTGGTGCTGCTAAAACAAACATTACTAGTACACCTACACAAACTGGTGGTACTAAAGACGCTATTGTAGTTAGCCATACTCATACAGCAACTTCTGTTGTTACAGATGCTGGTCACAATCATCCAACAGGTTCTGCGGATGTTGCAGCACCAACAGGCTCAGGTTTAGCAGTTGTTGGTTATGGTACTGCAACAACAACTGGCACAGCAACAACAGGTATTACAGTAGCAACAACTAACACTACAGAAGGCTCAAGTGGTACAAATCAAAACTTACCACCATACTATGCACTAGCATTTATTATGAAGTCATAATATGACAACACAACGCATACAATTTAAAGACTGGCTACCTGACCAACCTAGCATTTTAGATACAGTATCAGAGGCTAACAATGTTATTCCTTTAGCTGTAGGATATGGTCCGTTTAAGTCAGCAGTAACATTTTCAGGTGCAGCTTCAGAAACACTTAATAATGTATTTGCTGCTAAACTAGACAATGACGTATTTATCTTTGCTGGTGGTGCTACTAAACTATTTAAAGTAGACAATACTGACTTATCTCTAGTAGACGAGTCTAAATCAGGTGGATATACAGGTATTAATAGATGGCAATTCTTACAGTTTGGCAGTCTTGCATTAGCCTCTAATGGCTCTGAAAAGATACAAGCGTATGACGTAAATAGTTCTACAGCTTTTGCAGATGCAAGCTCAGATGCACCTATCGCTAAATACATTACAGCAGTTCGTGACTTTGTAGTTGCAGCTAATATTGGTGCAGGTACTACTCCTAACAAAGTGCAATGGTCAGGTATCAATGATGCAAGTACTTGGACTACAACAGCGACTTCTCAAAGTGACTTCCAGTTACTCCCTGACGGTGGTGATATTACCGGTATCGTAGGTGGAGAGTTTGGTATTGTATTTCTAGAAAAAGCCATTGTCAGAATGTCATATATTGGCTCACCTCTCATATTCCAATTTGACACTATCTCTCGTAACGTAGGATGTATAGAAGGTAACTCTATAGCACAATACTCTGGCACAGCTTATTTCTTATCAGATGACGGTTTTTATGCTACTAATGGTCAAACGCTAAATGGTATAGGTTCAGAAAAAGTAGATAGATACTTCTTTAACAACGCTAACATTGGTGACATTGATTCTATATCAGCAGCAGTAGACCCTGAACGTAATTTAGTCATTTGGAATTATGCTAACGTATCCGGTGGTCGTTCACTACTTATCTATAACTTTGAAACACAAAAATGGTGTGAAGCTGATACAGATGTAGACTATTTATCTACACTAGCAACTTCAGGTACAACATTAGACGGTCTTGACTCTGCATACAACGTAACAGCAGGTGCATTTGTAGCCACAAAACAATATACTATTAGAACAGTAGGCTCAACATCATTTACAGCTATAGGTGCAGTTGCTAATACAGTAGGTGTATTATTTACAGCTACAGGTGCA